AAAATTATTGAAGGGGTCAGAGAAAGATATACATCTGAAAGCTATCCTGGTCTAGAAGGTGATGATGTGATGTCTATTCTTGCAACATCAAAAAAATATAGCGATTCAATAATAGTCTCAGTTGATAAGGACATGAGATCTGTGCCTTGTACCTTACTGGCAGGTGATGACATGGAACTTATAACTAAACGTAAAGCTGATAGGCATTGGATGATACAAGCTTTGACAGGAGACAGTACAGATAATTATTTTGGTATAGATAAAGTAGGACCAGTAACAGCAGAAAAGATATTAGGTGAAGCTAAAACACTAGAACAGATGTGGGAGAAGGTCGTAGCTGCGTATGAAAAAAAGAAATATAACTTTAGTGATGCTGTATTAAATGCACAGCTTGCAAGAATACTAAGGGATGGAGACTTTGATTTTGATACAGGAGAAGTGTCTCTTTGGACTCCATAAAAAACACCAACAACGCAGTAGCATGGGCTGTTGGTATTTCTTAGTTGCCTAGATAAGCATATCAATCTTATCACAGAAATTATATACAGCTATACTTTATTCTATAAATTGACATATACTAAATATAAATCGTTTAATCTATGGCATCTGCAAAACTACCAGTTATAACAGATGAAATAATTTTTGCCCTAGATCAAATCTTTCCTCATCGCCATCCTGATTTGTCTTTATCTGATAGAGAGGTATGGTATAAAGCAGGGCAGCGTTTTGTTGTTGACTTCTTAATTGAAGAACAGAAACGACAAAAGGAAACGATGCTTACTGAATCAATTTTGGAGAATTAATTATGTGTGCAGGTAGACCACCAAGACCAAAACCCTTGCCACCACCAAGGCCAACGGCTCCTATGCCAGAAAAAACTGCAAAAAATGTTGGTAAAGCTCCTACTAAAAAGAGGAAAGGGCCTACAGGAACTCCCGCACCTCGTGGTACAAGTTCATTGCAGATTCAGCCTTTAAAATCAGGGAAAAACACGAATTTAAATTTATAAAAAATGGAATATACACAAGGTGGTAAGACTGCTGCTGGCCGATATGAACAGTTGGTCAGTGGCAGATCAACTTATGAAAGAGAAGCTAAAGAATCTTCAAAACTTACCTTGCCAAGTCTTATTCCAGAAACCACATCTGGCACAAGGGCTAGGATTAAAACTCCTTTTCAAGCCCTTGGAGCCAAAGCTGTGAACAGTCTTGCGGCAAAACTTTTACTAACACTATTACCTCCAGGTACTGCATTTTTTAAGTTAGTAATAGATCAACTTAAGCTTATGCAAGAAGGTCAAAGTGAAATTCAAAGTGAAATAGATAAAGGTTTGAGGGCGTATGAAAATGCTTTGATGGATGAAATAGAAGTATCTAATGACCGTGTTGCAATGTTTGAAGCGTTAAAACATTTAATAGTTGGTGGTAATGTTCTTCTTTATTTAACAGACAAAGGATTAAAAGTATATCCATTATCTAAATTTGTATCTAAAAGAGATTCGGTAGGTAATGTTTTAGAAATACTTACAAAAGAATCTGTTAACCCTCAAGCTTTGCCTTCCGACTTTCTTGCAAAAATTAAGCAAAAAGATAATTATGACGAGAAAACTATGGGGGATGAGATTGATATTTATACTTGCGTAAAAAGATATGGTGATGATTTTATGTGGCATCAAGAATGTCAAGGAGAAAAAATACCTGGTACTGATGGAAGATCTAAAGTTGATGTCTCTCCTTGGATTTTGCTTAGATGGATTCGGATTGATGGAGAAGATTACGGGCGTGGATACGTTGAAGAGTACCGTGGCGACCTTATATCTTTAGAAGCTTTAACTCAAGCTGTTATTGAAGGTGCTGCTGCTAGTGCAAAAGTTTTATTTCTCGTTAATCCTAACGGTCAGACAAGGGCAGCAACTTTAGCAAAGGCTCCAAATGGAGCGATAAGAGAAGGAAGTGCGGGAGATATTTCTGTAATGCAAGTAGGAAAGCAAGGTGACTTTGCTGTTGCACAACAAGCAATGCAACGGATAGAAGCTAGATTGGCAGATGCTTTTCTTATGGCTAGTTCTGTACAAAGACAAGCCGAAAGAGTAACAGCAGCCGAGATAAATCTATTAGCTCAAGAACTTGAGAATTCGCTTGGGGGAACGTACTCTATTCTTTCTCAAGAGTTTCAAATACCATTCCTAAGAAGGCGTATGCACATGATGGTAAGGGCTGGAAAAGTAAAAGCCTTGCCAGAAAAATTAGTAAAGCCTAAGATAGTGACAGGGATTCAAGGTCTTGGCAGAGGTAACGATAGAAATAAACTCATTGAGTTTATCGGTACTGTGGCTCAAGCACTTGGACCAGATGTGATGCGTCAGTTTGTTAATGTGGATGAAGCAGTTAAACGTCTTGCTACTTCTATTGGAATTGACACTACTAATCTGATTAAAACACAAGAGCAAATTGCAGCAGAGCAACAACAAGCTCAACAACAACAGCTTATACAATCTCTTGGACCTGCTGCTTTGGGATCTAAATTACTTGATCCTAAAAACAATGCTCAAGCACAACAACTAACGGAGGAGCTAAATGCCAACCAAGAAGCAGCCTAGGAAAAGAGATGAGAATGGTAAGTTTGTTGCCAAATCACAAGAACCTGTGGTAAAACCTGTAGTAAAAGAACCTGTTGTGGCTAAAGAAACATCAGTAGAAACAAACTCTAAAGATGTAATTACTAGACATGGCAGTACACTACATACAAGTTAATTAAGGATTTATGACTTCATCACAACTAAACGTATCTGAAACACCACCAATGTCTCAAGAAGACTTGGAGACTTTAGCTAAAAATGAAACAGATGAAAATGGTCTAATACTAGGTAAGTTTAAAACTGTTGAAGATTTAGCTGCAAGTTACAAAGAGCTTGAAGGTAAACTTGGTAATAATACTTCAGAAGAGGAAGGCCAAGAAGAAACTGTTGAAGAAAACGAAAGTCAAACAGATTACCATGACATCTACGGTGATGGATTGGCTGAAGTATTAGATGAAGTTGGCATTGATCCAGAAGATATTACAAATAGATTTATTGAAAATGGGAACATAAGTGATGATGATTATTCAAAACTAGAGGAGGGTGGATTTTCTAGACAAGTTATTGATACTTATTTAGATGGTGTTAGATCTCAAGGGAATGTTGAACAAATAGCTAGGGGAGAAATTTCAAGTATTAAAGAGATTGCAGGTGGAGATCAGGGTTACGAACAGATGAAATCTTGGGCTAATGAAAATTTATCTCAAGATGAAATTACTGCTTTTGATAATCTAACTGCTACAGCATCAGCACCAGCGATTAGACTAGCAGTGCAAGGACTTTATTCTCAATACAGTAATGCTATGGGTATCGAACCAGATTTAGTGTCAGGAAGACCATCAAGTAATGGATTAGCTCCATATAGATCAGCAGCAGAAGTTACTGCTGCTATGAGTGATCCACGTTACGGAAAAGATATGACTTACACAGGAACGGTGCAAGAGAGGTTGCGTGAAAGTGATGTCTTTAGAAGATCTAGATAATGGCTAAACCTACAAACCCAAAGCTTTATGCAAGAATAAAAGCAAAGGTTAAAAGAACTGTTAAGAAGTGGCCTTCTGCTTATGCAAGTGGACAGCTTGTAAGGCAATATAAAGCTGCTGGAGGAGGCTACTCGTAATTATGGCTTTATCTAAAAAACAAAAACAACTCGATAAAACTGGTGATGGTAAAATCACTAGAGAAGATCTTATGATTCTTCGTGCAAAAAAGAAAAAGAAGAATGGCAAAACTTACACTTAATCAAATGCGAACTCTGAAGAAACATTCAGAGCATCATTCTAAAAAACATATGGATATGATGAAGAAGTTAATGCGTGAAGGTTCTTCATTTAAAGCTGCACACAACAAAGCACAAAAAGATGTAGGCAAATGAGTCTTGATAGATGGTTTAAAGAAAAGTGGGTTGATGTTAAAACAGGCAAGAAATGTGGCCGAGGTAAAAATGAAAAAGGTAGACCTTACCCTGCTTGCAGACCATCAAAAAGAATTAGCAGCAAAACACCAAAAACTACAAGCGAAATGAGCAGTAAAGAGAGAGCTAGATTTAAAAGAGAAAAGACAAGTTCAAAAAATATTAGCTATCAACATAGAAGAAAAAAATCAAGAGATAGTTTAAAGCTTGCATAAGAGTGTTATATTTTAAGTAGCTTACATTTTTTATGTCTAAGGGCGTATCAATGACTAAGAAGGATAAAGATCCCTCTGGGGGTCTTACTGCTTCTGGTCGTAGAAAATACAACCGAGCAACAGGTGGAAACTTGCAAGCTCCTGTTACTAAAAAGACAGGTCTTTCTCCTAGACAGAAAGCAAGAAGAAAATCCTTCTGTGCAAGAATGTCAAAAGTAAAAGGACCGTTAAAAAAAGATGGCAAGTTAACTCGCAAAGCCCTTGCTTTAAGGAAGTGGAATTGTGGGTCAGTATAAATTAACAAAACGAAAATCTTAATATCAAAAGTGCCTGATGCGTCAGATACCACTTATGAGAACAGACAGTAGTAAAGTTAGTTTCTTAAATTTATTCAACTATTCTAAAGGTTTTTTACCATGAGTAATGCTACGGTATCTCGCCTTGGTTTGGTCGACAATACAGGAACAGACTTTGACGCTCTGTTTCTGAAAGTTTTTTCTGGTGAGGTGCTAACTGCGTTCACACGCAATAACATCTTCAACGATCAACTTCATTCTGTTCGTACCATAACTTCAGGCAAATCGGCACAATTTCCAGTTTTAGGCACTGCCACTGCTTCCTATCATACGCCTGGAAATTTACTTACAGGAGGCAACCAAATCAGACACGGTGAGCGTTTGATTTCAATAGACGACCTTCTAATAGCAGACGTTTTTGTAAGTCGGCTTGAGGAATTGAAGAATCATTATGACGTTAGGGCAAGTTACGCTGATGAACTCGGCAAGGCTCTAGCTAAAACATACGATTCTAATGTCGCAAAAATGATCGCAAATGCGAGTCGTGCATCTTCAACACTTACAGGTATTGCAGGTGGACTTACTTTGACTCTTGCTTCTGGTAACACAGCTTCAGCAAACGTCACAGGTGATGAGATAGCTGCTGCTATTTATGACATAGCTCAAGCATTTGACGAGCGTGACATTCCTCCTACAGATCGTTTCTGTGTATTACCACCTGCTGAGTACTACAAACTTGCTGAGTCTGCTACAAGAACAGTAGATGTTGACTTTAACCCTGGTGGTAATGGTTCGTTTGCTTCTGGTAAAATCCAGCAAGTTGCAGGTATTCCTGTGATGATGAGCAACAACGTACCTCAATCAAACGTCAGCAGTAATCCAAGCGGTGCAAACAACACCTACTCAGGTGACGATAGTAAAACTATCGGACTTGTTTTCCACAAATCAGCAGTCGGTACTGTCAAATTGATGGACATGACAACTGAAATAACAGGAAATGAGTATGCAACGATGTACCAAGGAACATTGCTCGTTGCGAAGTACGCACTTGGGCATGGAATCCTAAGACCAGAGTGTGCAGCTACTATTAAGTTATCTGCTTCTTAACACTTCTTAAATTCAATTTATAAGGTATCTTATTATTAGATACCTTTTTTTTTATAGCTATGAGCATACAAAAACCTCTTTCAAAAAAGGAAAAAGAAAAAATTAAAAAGATGCGAGAAAAATTAAAAAACGCATCTAAAGAAATAATGGGTGGATCTTTTAAAATAAATCCTAGTGCATCTGCTATGAGTTCAGCAGCAAAAAAATCTTTAAGAAACAAACTTAAAATTAAGTAAACATCATGGGTTATCACACTAAAGGCACTAAAAAATCAACTACCAAAAAAGGTAGTAAAGGCACTAAAAAGGGGTATTAATTATGGAGCACAGTAGAGATTCTTTAAAAATTAAAAAATCCAAGAAAAAGAAAAAACTAAAACCTCATGAACTTTTACAAAAATTCTTGAGAAAAAAGTATGATGATCCTAAACAAGTAAGCAAATTTGGTGTTATCTCTAAAGGCAGAAAAGCTAGAGAAGAGGAATACAAAAGAATAATGGAGGGTATGTAATGGCTGTAGCTGCTTCTACTAAACTTGAAAGTGTAAATATAATGTTATCTGCAATAGGAGAATCTCCTATTAACACATTATCAGAAGTAACTGGTACAACTTTTGACAATACAGCTTTACCTGTAGATGCTCAAATGGCTCTTGATATTTTATTAGAACAAGACAGAGCGGTTCAAGGTGAAGGTTGGAGCTTTAATACAGAAATTGACGTAACTTTAGTTAGAGATAATGTAACTAAAGAAATTATTTTACCAACTGATGCTTTAAGGGTTGACCCTAATATTCATCAGCACCCTTCAGTAGATGCGATACAGCGTGGTTTAAAAATGTATGACAGATTAAATAATACTTTTTTGTTTGATAATGATTTGATTTGTACAATAGTTTATTTTAGAGAATTTAATGAAATACCAGAACCAGCAAGATACTATATAACTGTAAAAGCCGCTCGTGTTTTTGTTGATAGGTTAGTAAGTGATGGCGGCTTAAGAGGTTTTACGCAACAAGACGAAGCTAGAGCTAGGGCTGTATTAATGGAAACAGATTTATCTAATGCGGATCATAATCTACTTAGAGGTGATCCTTCTCTTACCAATGTATTTGATACATATTCTCCAGCAAACGCATTAATTAGGTAACTATGGCTCTAATTTCTAGGTCAATACCCACTTTGCTTAGAGGTATATCACAATCCTCTGATGCCACAAAAAAACCTGATCATGCCTTAATACAAGATAATGCTAATAGTGATCCAGTATTAGGCCTTACAAAACGCTCTGGCTCACAGTTTGTATCTAATTTAATCAGTGATGAAACAAGTTTAGGTGATATAAAAGTACATATGATAAATAGAGATACAACAGAAAGATATGTTGTTATTTTTAGTACTACAAAAGTAAGAGTTTTTGAATTAGATGGTACAGAAAAAACTGTTGTTCCTAATAAATATTATGACACTAATACTTCAACAGTAAAAGAAGACTATAGATATTTATCTTGCACAAGTCCACAATCAGAAATTAAAACAATAACTATTGCTGATTTTACTTTTGTTGTAAATACAAGTGTTACTGCTGCAATGGATTCAACTTTATCTCCTGGTACAGAAACACAAGCAATAGTATTTTTCAATCAAGTATCTGACAAGACAACATATTCAGTAACAGTAGACGGAGTAACAGCAACTAAAAATACAGCTTCAGATGACCCACTTAGTACATCTACAGTAGCGTCAGCAATTAAAACAAGTTTAGATAGCAGTCTTACTGGATTTACTATTGCTGTAAACGGTCCTGTTCTTCATATAAAAAAGAATGATGGTTCTGATTTTTCAATAGATTCTACTGATACTCAAGGTAATTCACAAATAACAACTGTAAAAAATTCAGTACAACAATTTACTGACTTACCTACAGTTTCTCCTAATGGTATGGTTGTAGAAATTATTGGTGATGAGTCTACTAATTTTGATAATTACTATGTCAGATTCACAACTAATAATGGAGGGGCATTTGAAGAAGGCCAGTGGCAAGAGACAGTAGCACCTGGAATTAACTTTAAATTTGATTACGATACAATGCCTCATGTTTTAATAAGGCAAGCTGATGGTAATTTTAGATTTGCAAGAGTAGATGGAAGGTCATATGCACTAACTCATTCAACATCAGGTACTTATTCGCAATCAGGTACTACTGTAACAGTTACTTCTAATGGTCATGGTTTAGCTGTTGGTAGTCTCGTAGATGTAAAAATTACATCAGGGTCAGGTGTTGATGGTACTTTTGCAATAACAAGTGTTACTGCAAATACCTTTGTATATACTGCGTTAGATAGCCTGTCAACTGGTGGCAACGTAAGTTATGGTGTTCCAAATTACACTTTACCAGTATGGGGAGAAAGAATTTGTGGAGATTTAGAATCTTCTCTAACACCTTCTTTTATTGGCAATAAAATTAATAATGTATTTTTCTTTAGAAATAGACTTGGTTTTTTAGCTAATGATAATGTAATCCTTTCAACTGTTTCCAAGTTTTTTATTTTTTTCCCAGAAACAGTATTGTCAGTTATAGATAGTGATCCGATTGATGTCGCCGCATCTCACACTAAAGTTGCTATTTTAAAAAATGCTGTAAATATGGGAGAAAAATTAATATTATTTTCAGAGCAAACGCAATTTGTTTTAAGCAGTTCATCAGATTCTCTAACACCTAAAACAGCTAACGTGCTTGTTGCAACAGAATTTGAAAGCAGTGAACGTGCAACTCCTGTTGGTGCTGGTAATTCTATTTATTATTTAACAAACAAAGGAGGTTTTGCTGGTGTAAGAGAATATGTTACTCAGTCAGGGGCACAAGTTAGAGATGCTGCAAACATTACGATTCATGTTCCAAAATTAATTCCTAGTGATATTTATAAAATTGTTGTTTCTACAAATGAAGATGTATTAATTTTACTAGGGTCTACAAATTCAAATAAGTTGTATGTAAATAAATGGCTATATGGCAATGACGGAAAAAAATTACTTAACGCATGGTTTACATATACTTTTGCAACTGACAGAGATATTAAAAATATAGATTTTATAGGAACTGATTTATTTTTAGTTACGGAAGATAGAATCACTAGTGATGGTGTACCCGTATCAGAATATAATTTAGAAAAAATACCTTTTGAACCAAATTTTAAAGAACCAAATTCTGATTATGAATATCGGTTAGATAGAAAAGTAACAGAATCAAGTACTGGAGTATCTGTTACTTATGACGCTACTAATCTTTATTCAATAATAGCAATGCCTTACAGACTTGATACAGAAATGAATGTAGTGACAAGGGATTTACTACCTGCCGAACACGCAACTTATACTACTACGACTTCTAATAATACAGTCACAATTACAAAAGCTAATCATGGGTTTGTTACGAATGAGCAAGTTGAAGTTTTCTTACCTAATTCAAATATTATTAATTTTTCTGAATTAACTACAAAATTTATTGCTGACTATGTTGTTAACTTTGGAGGAGGTATTACAGGTTTGTTTTTAATAACTAAAATTGATAACAATACCTTTACTCTTGTTAGTCCATCTAATTTAGGAAATAATACAAATCTTATATGTACCGTAAGAGAATCTAGTTATATGACTACTGCAAAAAATGAAAAAATAACTACATCTCCTGGACAAAAAATACTTGCTGGTAATTTAGTTGGTGGTAATAAAAATGTATTAGCTGCTGGTGATCTTACACACACTAAATTTATTGTTGGTGAACCCTATGAAATGCACTATAGGTTTGCTAGTCAACGTCTTACTCCATCTCCAGGTGAAGGAAGTGAATTAATTAGCGGAAGATTACAGTTAAAGCATTTTTATATTAAATTTGAAGATACTGGATTTATGAAAGTAGAAGTTACTCCCGATAACAATACAACTTCAACATATGAATTGACTACAATAGTAGGTACAGATGAAAGTGTTATTGGATCAACGACTTTAGATACTGGTACTTTTAAAGTTCCAATAATGAGTAGAGCAGATAGAGTTACGATAGATGTAAAAAATTCTACACATTTACCTACAAATTTAACAAGTGCTGAATATGAAGCAAATTTCCATATGAGGTCAAGTAGAAGGTAATGGGATATATAAGAAAAGCAAAATTAAAAGATCTTAATCATGTTGTAAAAAACTTAAGGGTTATGGATAAAATTGAAGTTTTTTATCAAACAGGACAAAAGCCAGAAAATGCAATAAGACTTTCTTATTTATACACCAAAGAAAATATGGCAATAGCTGATGATGATGACAATCCTATAGGTCTATGTGGTGTTGTTTCTGATGGTTGTATATGGATGGTTGCTACAGATGATTTGTTTGTAAATAAAAAATATAGAATACAACTTATAAGACAAGGCAGGGAATGGGTAGATAGTCTGTTGAAAAATTATAATTTGTTATACAATATGGTATATGCAGAGAATGATTCTGCTATAAAGTGGTTAAGGTGTTTAGGGTTTACATTTATTGATTACCACGCAGAATATGGAGAACATAGTAAACCTTTTTACGAATTTATGAGGATTGCCTAAATGTGTGCAGCATTACCAGCTTTAGGAGCAGTTACTCCATTGTTTTTTGGAAGCCTAGCAATCCAAGGTGCTCAAATGATATCAGGGAATAGGCAAGCAGCACGAGCAGCTAATTATCAATACGAAGCAGCAAGAAGGTCAGCAGAATCAGCAGAGAAAGCTTTTGCACAACAACAAGAAGGATTAGCAGCAAATTTAAAAGAAACTAGAGCGGCAAAAGCACAAGAAAGATTGGCGGCATCTATAAAAGGCTTACAGGCTAGAGGTGCTGTTGCAGCTTCAGAAGGTATTTCTGGTAATGTGGCAAATTTATTGTCAATGGATGCGGGTAGACAAGCTGCTAATTTAAGAAATTCAATAAATCAATCGGTAGCATCAGCAGAAGGTCAATTTAGAAGACAAGCACTTGGTCTTGCAGCACAAAGAGATAGTAGACTAAATGCCGCAACTGATATGCAAAACCAAGCTTACAATACTGCTAAAGCAAATACTAGCGGGTTATTTGATTTCTTAGGTGCTGGAGTTAATACTTATACAGGGTTACTAGGACAAGCATGACATCAAGTTATCAAAGTACTTCTTTTCAATCTTCAGCAAGACCTGTTGATACCTTTGTTAGGCAAAGCACTGTTCCTTTAATGAAAGATGATGGCTTTGATGAATTAGCAAAAGCTTTGTCAGCCGTTAATCCAGTTCTTGATTTTTATACTAAAAAAACTATTGAAGATGAACAAGCTAAAGGTATGGATATTGCTATTGAACAGTCTTTAGATGGATTTAAAGATGTTACAAAAGAATTTAAAAGCATAAATGGAGAAGAAGCTACTAGACAACTAATTGGTGGTAGTATTTTTGCTGACAGAGCTTTTCAAAAAACTAAAGCTCAACTATTAGGTAATAATGTTGAAAGTATTTTAACTAATAGTTATTCAACCACTTTAATTAATGGTAAATCTTTAGGTGAATATTCTTTAGATTCTGAAGAATACCAAAACTGGTTAAGTACAGAAAGAGATAAAGTTGTAGAAAAATTAGATGGGATTAGATCTCTTTATGTAACAGAACACTTCATGCCAAAGTTGGCAGCAGCAACTGAATCAATAGCCTCTCATCATATTAAAGAAAATAAAAATTTAAAATTAGACAATATTAAGGCACTAGCCATTCCGTTAGTACGCAATTTAATGATTAGCCCAGACAGTTTAGATGAAAAACTGATAATAGATTATGAAACTACAGTAAATCAATTAGGAATAACTGGTAAAGATAGAAGTGATATTTATAAATCTATTGTATCTTCAATTATGGAAGAGGCCGAAGGTAGGGCATTACTTGGTGACACAGAAGGTGTTAATGACATTTTAGCTATTGCAGGTAAATTCCCGTATGGACCAAATGGCAGTTTAAGTCTTATGGATCATCCTGATTTTCAAAAGAAATTTAATACCATAAAAAGACAAGTTAATACTTATGAATATCAGAACGCAAAAAAATATCAAATAGAAAAAGAACTAGCTATAGATAATGAAATAGAACAGGGTCTTAAGGATTTCAATGAAACAGGTAATGCTAGTATTATTGAAGGTTTAGCTCAAAAATATCCGACAAAAGCAAAAAGTATTCTTACAACTGCAAATGTCTTAGATTTCAAAGGTAGAAATAAATATTTAGATTTAAGAAAAGATATTCAAACTAATCAATATAGCACAAAAAATGAAGCAATAGTCGCAATAATGGATTGGGTCGGTCAAGTTGGAAATTCTGTTGAGAGTCGAAATCTTTCAGAAAAACTTTTAAATTATGTTGATAAAACATTTGACGGTCAATATGACATTATTAATAGAACTTTAAGAACATTAGACTCAAGATTATCAGGTGAATTAAAAAAACCTAACAGTGGATTTTGGAGTGATTTCACGGGTCAATTAAATGCAGATGGAACTAAAATTAAAAATGATCTTTTATTAGAAGCATCTAAAGAATTTTTTGATTGGACAGAAACAGAAGAAGGAAGTAAATCAGGGGACCTTGAGAAAGAAAGAAAAGGTATTGAAATTTTAGACTTTTATATTAATAAAGCTAGAGATGCAGTTCCAACATTTACAATAAAAACTGGAGTAGGTGATGAAAAAGAAAATAAAGAAAAGAAACCTGAGAAACAAGAACAAGATATGAGCGATATAGAAGGAGACGCATAAGCCGATGCTTCTAAAAAGTCAAAACTTACTAATGAAAAAATGACAGAAACTCCATCAAATAAAAAAGGCTTTTTGAAAAATCTTGATGAAAATATACAGGATGCACAAGCTAAAACTGTAGATTTTTTTGACAATGCTTTTGGAGGTGACAAAAGAACTTTAGAAGAAATTAAAGAAAACAGGCAAAGAATAAGAGATGAAGGTATAGCAAAAAGAAAAAAAATAGATGCGGATCTAAAAAAAACAAAAGCTTCTAAGGTTATAAGAGGAACTATATCTGGCCCTTTAAAAGCTATAAATGAAACTGTTGAATTTGTAGATGATATTTATGATTACGCTGCTGGTAATCCATACGATAATAACGAGATTATAGATTTAAAAGCATTAGGTCTTGAAATTCAAGGTGATAAAGAAGATTGGGCTTACACCTTACCTCAAGCAGTAAGTCAGTTTTTATTACCAACAGGACTTGTAGGTAAAGGTTTAAAGGCTACAAAATTAGCAGGGATGAATAATGCTTGGGCAAGAAATGCTTTAGCAGGTTTTATTACTGATGCGGTTGTACAAGATCCGTTTGAAGAAAACTTATTTAATATGATTGATCAGCATCCAAGTCTTGCTAATCCTATAAGCGAATTACTTAAAGCTAAAACAAAAGACGAAATAAGTGTTGCAGAAGCACGATTAAGACAAGCTGGTGGTGGCTTTATTGCTGGTGAAGCTTTGACAGTTTTAGGACTTGGTATAAAAGGCATCAAAAAAGTACCTGATGTGTTTGAACGTATAACAAAAAGATTTTCTAGAAGAGATGAAATTTTAATGACAGATGATGTCGTTGATAATCTTGGCGATGAAATAATTGATCTAAATCTACCTAATAAAGTAACTAAAGGAGGTCAAAAGGTAGAGACTACTTTTAATACGAAAACCAATACAAAAGGTAAGTACTATAAAACTGAAACTCTTACGGGTGGTGGAAATGATGAAGCAGCAAGGTTAATTATTGATAGAGCTACAAAATTAAGAGATCTTGATGCTAATAATTCTTGGCCTTATAAAAGAACATTTAGCGACATGATTGATAATGCTAATAAACTTTTGCCAAGAGAAACAGTAGAAGCAGCCGTAAGATTTAATGCAAGATATGGAAGAGGTGGTGAAGAAGATTTACCAGCAGTTTTAATATCTATGAACCAGTTGATGAATGAAAATGCTATTAAATTAGCACGATTATCTAAAACGATGGATGAAAGTTTAGCTAGTGGTAATTTAGAAGGTTTGAAAAATATCAAAGCAGACTTTATTAAAGAAGCTGAAGTGTTAGATGGTCTTATTCTTCTAAATAAACCTCTTAAAACAATACCAGCACAAACATTAGCAGCTAATAGGGCTGCTGGTGGTGTAAGTAGAGCAGGTGCAACTATACAAGATTTAAGAGGTCGAACACCTACAGAAAAAGCAATCGACCAAGCTTCAAACTTAAGAAGTGTTGTAAAAGAAGCGGAAGATCCTTTGCCTCAATTTAGTATTAAAGAAATAATTGATCTTGCTGAAAAAGGTGACAAAAAATCTTTAAAACAATTAAGAATAATAACAAAAAGATTACAAGCAGCTAAAGGCAACCCTGCTGCGTTACAGAAAATGGGTAAATATGATGCTATAGCAAGAGTTAGTTCTGCTGTTATGAAAGGTCAAAATGAAATTTTTATAAATTCAATATTATCAGGGCCAGAAACTCACGCTGTAAACATTTTATCTACAGCTTTAAATAGTGTTGCAAGACCTTTAGAGCAAACATTAGGCTCGGCTGTTACAGGTGATCTTACAGGTTCTTTGAGAGGTGCTAAAGAACTGTATTACTTAGGTGAATCAATTAGTGAATCACTAAAAGCAGCTAAATTAGCTTTTGAAATAGAAGATAATATTATCAATCCAGGAGCAATGATACAAGACGCTGATAGATTTACTATAAGGATGGAAGGAGATAATCTACTTGCTTCAATGGTAAATCTTTTTGGAACAGCTATTAGATTACCAAGTCGTTTTTTATTAGCAGAGGATGAATTTTTTAAAAGTTTAAATTTTAGATCTTATGTTAAAGCTACTGCTTGGGAAGATGGAGTAAAAAAAGGATTGAAAGGAAAAGACTTAACAAATCATATACAAAAACAATTTGATGGCACTATTGAAATAGTTAACACCAATAGTTTTAAAAATGTTAAAGATAAAAAAATTACAGAATTATATGAAAAAGCACAGGATTATGCTGCTGAAACTACTTTTACAAAAAATCTAGATCCTGACGGAATTGGAGGTCGAGTACAAAATATAGCACAACATCCTGTTGGTAGAGTGTTTTTACCATTTGTAAGAACACCAGTAAATATTTTTAAAGCACAAGCAAGAAGAACTCCTGGGATTAACATTCTTATGCAAGATTACAGGCAAGCATTAAGAAGTGCAGATCCTTCTATCGCTGCTAAAGCTAGAGGTGAAATGGTTACAGGTGCAGCGATATGGGGTACTGCTGGTGTGGTTGCAATGGGTCAAAACAATCCGCTTTCTGAATTAACTATTACAGGTGGTGGGCCTTCTAATATAGATTTATTAAATCAAAAACGTGCTACAGGTTGGCAGCCTTATAGTTTTAGATTTATTTTAAAAGATAAAGATGGAAATGTTCGGATGGGTAAAGATGGTAAACCTAGATATAAATATGTAAGCTATAAAAGATTAGATCCTTGGTCTTCTTTTCTTATGATGGCTGCTGATGGGGCAGCTATTATGGGTGGATTAACTAAACAAGATCGTGATGATTGGGCTGTTGCTGCTAGTGTTGCATTAGGTCGTAATATAACTAACAAAACTTATTTACAAGGTATTACTGAATTGTCAGACTTGTTGCAAAAGCCTTATAAACTAGAACAATGGGTTTCACGAAGATTAGCATCTACAGTAAATCCTTATAGTTCATTAGGAAGATCTGTTAAGAAATTTGGTTTAAAAACACCTGTTGCTAATGAACCTTTTGGACAAATGATAGAAGGTGATAGAAGAATATATGACAAGAAAGTAAGAGCAGGTGATGATGGGATGGTTGTATTAAAGAAATTTTGGAATGAGTTAGCTTCAACTATTCCTGGGTACAATAACAATTTAAGACCAATGAGAAATTGGGTCACTGGCTCATTTATTGAATACCCTGCTGGTTATGGTTCAGATAATATGGACATTTTAAATCCAATAAAAGAAACTAATAGCGTTAATAATACTGTCCTAACTACTTTGTCAGAATTAGGGGCGAAAGTAACACAACCTTCTGATACTTTGTCTTTAGGGCAGTTACCTAGTGGTCAACCAATAGATAGTGGGATAAAGTTAACCTATGATGAGCATCTTGATTTAATTGAAGAGACTGCTTTTGTAAAAATTAATGGTGTCACTATGGTTCAATCATTAAACAAGATTATTCAAACTCCACAGTTTCAACAGTTATTGAAACAAGCGAGAGGAGAATACATAACTCAAACCAATATGGATGTTTCTGTAGGGGCATCTGAATATGCTAGAGCTTCTGCTGAAGATGCTTTAAGAGATGAAATTAATAAATATAAAAAAGCAGGGAAACAAGTTTGGTTAAATAAAAATCCTCAACGTAAAATAGAATATGATAGAGCTAATGCAGCAGTGAAAAAACAAGCAAGTGAGGATTTTTTAAGTAATCCTTTGTTTGACATCACTTCCTCATCTTCAAATAACTAATCATGGCTACTAACACCGTAAATAACATTACAGCTTCTACAGCAACATCGCTTACATCCAATGGGACAACTGGCCCTTATTCTTTAAATTTTGAATATGCGACTGAACTTGATGTTGAAGTTTTTGTAAATGGAGTAAAGAAAACTAGAATAACAGATTACACATTTACAAGTGCAAGTCAAATAACTTTTACTACTGCACCTGCTAATGGGGCATCAATACTAATTCAAAGAAATACTCAGGTATCAAGTACAGCTTTTATCTTTCAAGACGGTAGTGTCTTATCAGCAACAGAATTAAATAATATTAATACACAACTACTACACGCAATACAAGAACTTGTAGATGATTATGTAAAAAAAGATGGTTCAGTACCTGTAAGGGCAAATCTTGTATTTGAAGGTAGCACTAATGATGCTAATGAAACAACTTTAGCAATAACAGATCCTACTGCTGATAGAACAATTACTATACCTGACATTACAGGAACACTTGTAACTACAGGAGATACAGGAACAGTAACGTCAACAATGATAAATGACGGAACTATTGTTAATGCTGATATTAATGCAAGTGCAGATATAAGCGGTTCTAAATTAGCAGATGATTCTGTAACTTTAGCCAAACTTGGATCAGGTGCGTTACCAACAGATATAACTGTAGCAAGTTCCAATATTGTAGATGGCACTATAGTAAACGCTGACATTAATGCAAGTGCAGCTATACAAGGAACCAAAATTTCTCCTGATTTTGGTAGTCAAAACATAACAACAACTGGCAACGGAACTGTAGGGGGTACTTTAGGAGTCACAGGCAATAGTACCTTATCAGGAACTCTAACTATCACAGGTGCTATTGATGCTAATGGTGGTGCTGTTATTGATAATATTCAAATAGGAATAACAAATGATAATGAAATAGATACTGTTTCTGGTAACTTAACTATTGATTCTGCTGGTGGCACTACAACTATTGATGATAATTTAACAGTAAGCGGTAACTCAACATTAAACGGAACTCTTGAAGTAACTGGAACATCAACTCTTGCTAATGTTACTGGTGGGGCTGTTGTAACCTCTGGCACTTCTACAAGTGATACCAAAGTTTATTCTGCGAAACGTGCAGGTGAAATATTTTATGGAAAAGACACTGTAGCAGAAATTCAATCAGGTGAGACTTGGAGTAGCACAGATGACAAAGTTGCTACAACAGCAGCTATAGATGCTCGTATTATTGACTTTGTAGATGATGTTGGTGGTTTTGATGCTATAGCAAATGAAACAAGTTTTCCTACAACAAATCCACAAGGAGCTGCTGGACAATCTGCAATATTATCTATAGCTGCGGTATCAACAACTCTTACTCCTAATTCAAACGTAATAACTATTGCAAATGGAGCTGGAACAGGAAATACTGTAACAATAAATGGAGTAACACCAAGTACAATTCCTCAAGGTTTTGGACTTATTGTAGAGTCTACATCAACTTTACATACTTATAATTTTCATAGACTTGTTCCTAAAGCAACTGAAGTTAGTACTGTTGCTGGTATTGCTAGTAACGTAACTACGGTTGCTGGAATAAGTGCAAATGTAACTACGGTTGCTGGAATATCATCTAACGTAACTTCTGTTGCTGGTAATGCGTCAAATATAAATGCAGCAGTTTCTAATGCAAGTAATATAAACTCTGTTGCTGGTAATGAAACTAATATTAATAGTGCAGTTTCTAATGCAACAAATATCAATACTGTTGCTGGTTCTATATCAAACGTAAATACTGTTGCTGGTTCTATATCTAGTGTAAATACAGCATCTTCAAATATAAATTCAATAGCAAACTTTGGAGATCAATATCAAGTAGCATCTTCTAATCCTTCTACAGATGGAGGAGGAAATGCTTTAGCTGCTGGTGATTTATATTTCAACACTACTGCTAACGAATTAAAAGTTTATACTGGCAGTGCTTGGCAAGGTGGGGTTACTGCTAGTGGTAACTTTGCTGCTACTACTGGTAATAATTTTACTGGAGATAATGTTTATGCTGATAATGCTAAAGCAATCTTTGGAACAGGACAGGATCTAAAAATACATCATTCAAGTAATCAATCGACTATTGAAGAAGTTAGTGGTAGTTTAAATATTACATCTAATGGAGCTTTAAGTTTCAACCCAAGTGGTTCTAATGTTGTTACTTTAGTAGGTAACTCAACTAAAGGATCAGGTCAAATAAAATTAAATTGTGAACAAAATTCACATGGAATAATTTTAAAAGGACCACCTCATAGTGCTGCTGCCTCATATACTCTTACACTTCCAAATAGTATTCTTAATAATGGAGTTTTAAAAACAGACAGTAGTGGTAATACAAGTTTTGCTCTTATTGCAGAAGCTAATATTGCTGATGATGCTGTCACTGCTAATAAATTAGCAAGTAATTCTGTTGTATCTGATTCTATAGTTGATGGAAGTATCGTAAACGCAGATATAAATGCGAGTGCAGCAATAGCTTTATCAAAGCTTGCTACTGGTGCATTACCGTCAGCAATTACAATAGCCAGTGCAAACCTTGTTGATGGAACAATAGTTAATGGTGATATAAATGCGAGTGCAGCAATAGCAGGTACGAAAGTGACTCCTTCATTTGGATCGCAAAACTTATCTACGTCTGGTACTGCTGCTACAGGAGCATTAACAGTTACAGGTAATGTAGCAGTAACAGGAACAGTTGACGGTAGAGACGTAGCACAAGATGGCGGTAAATTAGATGAACTATACGGTGGTTCTAATACATTAAAAAATACTGTAAATATTGCTGATGGTGTAACTGCAACAACCCAATCAGCAAGTGATAACTCTACTAAAGTTGCAACAACAGCCTATACGGATACAGCAATATCAAACTTAGTTGACTCCGCACCTGGTACGTTAAATACACTTAACGAACTTGCAGCAGCACTTGGAGATGATGCCAACTTCTCAACAACAGTTACTAACTCAATAGCAACTAAATTAGCAAATATTGTTGAAGATACATCACCACAGCTAGGAGGTGACTTAGATGTAAATACTAAAAATATTTTAATTGGTGATTCTAGTGACGGATCAACTGATGATGTATTAAAAATTGGAGCTAGTGCAGATTTAAAACTATACCATACAGGTACAAACACATATATTAAAAATAGTACAGGTAATCTTTATATCTTTTCTTCAAACTTACGGATAGAAAATGCAGATGGAAGTAAGTCTTATATAGAGGCAAATGATGGAGGAGCCACAGAACTCTATTACAACGGTAGTAAAAAGTTTGAGACAACGAGTTACGGTGCTTCTGTAACGGGAACTCTTTTAGCATCAGGAAATATTTCTTTATCAACTACTGGTAGTTTTAGAGGTGATGATAATGCAAAACTTGATCTAGGTAGTAGTAATGATCTACAAATTTATCACGATGGTACGCACTCATATATTGAAGAAACCCAAAATGGAAATTTAGTTTTAAAAACTAACCAAACAGGTACATACGCTACTATTGCTTTACAGGCAGGAGAAGAAAACTCTCTCTTATGCCATAAAAATGGAAATGTAGAACTATATTTTGACGGCAGTAAAAAGTTTGAAACTACAAGTGCAGGGGTAACAGTTACAGGTGCATTGACAGCTACGGGTGACGTTACTGCTTTTTCCGACAAAACACTTAAAACAGATATAAACACTATTAATGATGCTCTTAGTACTGTTAGTAAATTAAGAGGTGTTTCATATAAATGGAAAGAAAACAACAAGCCTAGTATTGGTGTTATTGCACAAGAAGTAGAGCAAATAATTCCAGAAGTTGTACATACAAGCGAGCATGACGGTAAAGAAGTAAAATCTGTTGATTATGGAAAAATGGTAGGTGTTCTTATTGAAGCTATAAAAGAATTAAAAGCAGAAGTTGAAGAATTAAAAGGAGCTAAATAATGGCATTACAAAGTTCTGGAGCGATTTCTATAAACAATATTGCTACAGAATTTGGAGGCTCTACTCCACACTCTTTATCTGAATATTATGGAGTTGATTCGGGTGTCCCAAGTAGCGGTGAAATATCTATATCTGATTTTTACGGTGCAAGTAACTCTGTAACTCAAACGGCAAGTAACAACCAAACAAATATTGTTCTTTCTAGTGTTTTTGGTTCCGATTGGTCATCATCAATAAATAAAATATATAACGTTCCTAGCGGTGTAAATGTAGGTGCAACAAACACTCACGCAATTCATGCTAACTCTGGAATGGGAGGAACATTAAATATTGTTGTTGCTGGAACTGTTACTGGATATGGTGGCACTGGCGGTAGTGGAGATACTGGAGCTACTACTTCTCAATCAGGTTTTAGCTTTATTTCTAATAATAATGCTGACCCTGGGCATGCGGGAACGGCTGGAGGAATTGCAATAAAAATAGATGTAAGTAATGTAACAGTCACAAACACTGGAACCATTTCTGGTGGCGGTGGCGGTGGCGGTGGCGGTGGCGGAGGTGCTTCCGATAGAAGATCTTTAGGATTAATTACTGGTGCATATACAGGGGGACATGGTGGTAATGGAGGAAACGGTGCTGGTTGGAATCAAAGTCAAACTAATGGTTCTTCTGGCGGTTCTCCTGGTACACTTACATTTTTTGGATCGACTACTTCGCCTGATGCTGACACTTCTGGGGGAGATGGTGGTAACGGTGGTACGTTAGGAAATGCTGGTCAAAACGGTGAGGATGGTGGCGATGCTAATGGTCCAGCCCCTATATATGATGGTGCGTCTGGAGGGGCTGGAGGGGCTGCTGGTGCTGCTATCTCAGGAAGCCATACCTTATCAAATAGTGGCACAATAAATGGTTCAACTTAATTGGATATACCAGAAATTAACTTACCCGATACGGATTATATTCTTGTTCCACCTTCAACAATTTTTTATCCACCTGTGGCAGAGGAACCCTATCTAGATCCAATTCTTTTACCTTCTCTGGAACAAGTTGAGTCGGGTCTGGGAGGTCAGGGATCTTCTTCTGAAGAAGAAAAAGCATCTTCAAAGGAGGAAGAGTTACAGCTAAAACAAGAAACAATACCGCAGAACCAGCTAGTACCCAAAGAAACTTTATCAAATGAAGAACCTGTAGCTACATTTAATATACCTTTTTTTGGGGAAATGCCTATACCTGCCCCTGAGGTCATTGCCTCCTCTGTGATCGCTGCTGGAACTGCAAGCGTTGTAAGCGTAGCAGGGGGTATTGCTATGCAATCAGTATTAGCTTTTATTAAGAAAACATTTAAGAAAATATTTACTAAAATTCTTAAAAAAGAAGTCGCAAATGTGA